TTGAGGATATTTCTTTAATATTTCTCTACCAATATCTAAATCATTAAATGTATCCATAATACAAAAAGCAGCACGAGCATCACCGCCACTCCTTTCAATGATAGCACCTTTTAAGTCATTGACTTCCCATTGTGGTATATTTAATTCTTTAGCTACTTCAGTAATAGTGCTTTTAGCTTTGTATCTACTTATTGTACCTAGCTTAGCAACATTAGCATTACCATACTTTTCTCTTAGATAATCATATACCATATCTCTTCTATCATCTTGAAAGTCTATATCAATATCTGGTAAGTCTGCTCTGTTAAGATCTATAAATCTTTCAAACAATAAATTATGTACCAGTGGGTCAACATCAGTAATGCCTAACAAATAGCAAACTAAAGACCCAGCACTACTACCTCTAGCTGGTCCAACTAGCATATGTTCCTTAGCATAGTTAACCATATCAGCTATAACAAAAAAGTAATCTTCATACTTTTTATTATCTATTAAACCTAATTCATAAACTAATCTATCATAGTATTTTTTGTCTTTTAGGTTGATATTTAATTTAGTGGCACCTTCTTGGCAAAGTTGTAATAATGTCTTTTTACTGTTAAACTTAACCATATTGGCTTGTTTTAATGTCGCTACGCACACTTTAGCTATTGAATAGGTATTATCTATTGCCTCTTTTGGAGCCCAATTTACACAATCTTTATATTCCCACTCATTTAAAATATGCATAGGTTTTGTTCTATCTGTTCTGTTTCTACCTACTAAAACCTGATAAACTTTTCTATCGGATATTGTTGGGTAGTAATTATCGCTAGTAGCTATTAATGGAAACTTTTTAGTTAAACAACTCTTATCACTTATAGGGCTACATTCAGCAAATACATTTTTATTGGCTTTAGGTAACAATCCCCAATTAGGATTTGGACCACTAAATATTATTACATTATCACTCACATCAAATAATTCTGTGTAGTCTAATCTTGGGACATAGTAAAAGTTTTCTTTTTTTAATGATTCAGAGTTTAACCTATATATCTCTTCAAGACCTTTATTATTCTTAGCTAAAAATGTCATATAGTTGATAGGTTGTTTTGTACGTTCTTTACTGTCTTCAACAAAGCCTATCTCAACTCCATAAATTGGTTTTTTGCAGATCTTTGAAAATGGTACATGTCCCCATGTGCTGTTATCTGTTATAGCTACAGTATCATTGTTACAAGTTTCTATGACTTTATTAAGTGGACCATAAGCTTTACGGAAAGAATACTCTGTACGAACTTTTAAATTAATCATTTAGGTGTCCTTCTTTTTTATACCATTTTAAAACTTCTACAGTAGCCTTAACATCATCAACAGCTCTGTGTGCACCTTTATGTTCTTTACCTGTTATCTCTAAATAGATGTCTGTAAGTTTTCTTTTTAAACCCCATACCTTTTCACCTACCTCTACAGTACACAAGTGCTTAGGTGGCCATGGGAACTTTATTAGTTTATCAATCCTAAGTAAATTATATTTTAATACATTAGAATCAAAAGATAAGTTGTGTGCAGCTAAAACTTCTTCCCCAATAAAAAAATCTACTAACTTATTATAATAAGCTATGAATGGTGGTTTGTCTTTTAGATCCTCATTTTTAATTCCTGTTATCTTGGTTATTTTAGGTGATAGTTCTTGGTTGGGATTAACTAAGAACCCCAACTCCTCTTTTACATTTAAATCTTTATCTAGCTTAACAGCCCCAAACTCTATTATATGGGGTTGTTGTTTTATATCTACTGCATCTGGCATAACTAAGCCAGTAGTTTCAAGATCCATTACTATCATCAATATCCTCCAAAATAAATGAATAAACTCCTAAGTCGTGTATTGAGTCTTGGTGCTTGTCTGACCATTGATTGCAGTATCTAATTAATTTAGTTACAATCATATTTACTGCACCTAGCCTATTCCAATCTTCTGTTGACTCACATTTCAATCCATTAGGGAAAAGACTTTTCATAACCTCCCCATGTATCATGTAAGAGTGTCCGTATCTTTTACCTTTATATTCTGCAGTCTTAAGAGCTGTTTTAATTTTATCTGATAGCATCGTCTTCCCTTTCTATTTTAAGTTCTGCAATTTCATCTTGGAGTTCGTTGCATGTATCTGTTAGTTGATCTATTTTAGCTTCTTGGTCTTCATAGTTATTTATTATATCTTCAAGTTTGTCTCTTAAAGTTGCTCTAACATCTAATATACGAGCGATGGGTTCTCTATCTAATTCAATATTATTATTTATTATTCTTAAATCAGTCATTTAATAATCTCCTTTATTTACTTGTAAGCATGTTAGCCCTAAATCATCTCTATACATTTGTACTACGTCAGGTCTGTCTTCTAAAACAAACCAAACTTTTTTAACATTAATATGATCTTTTACTATTTTCATCTTAACATCCGCATCAGAACTTTTATCTTCATTCTCACGCATGTATAAACCATCACAAGGAATATCATTTAATTTAATCCATTCATTAGTTATCCTAGCCCACTTTTCTTCTCTGGCTGTTATTAAGTATATTAGAGTTTCCGAGTCTTTTAGATTCCTAATAATATTAGCAATATTCTCAATACATGGTTCTTCTGCAGATCTTCTATTGAATTCATCATATTCTTCTGCAGTCATAATCCTATCAGAATTATTTATTATATTAGCCCTATCACCAATCTCAGCAATTGTTCCGTCAATATCACATATAATTATTCTTTTCATTATTTAACTCCTTTTTCATTTAAAGGTCTTGACATTGATGGAGCTGACCACTCTTTTGGAGTTAAGAATGGCTTTGCCCAATCGTGGACTTTTATAACTTCAGAAACCATAAGTGTAAAAACTTCTCTGTATTCACCTTGTGCTCTTGGGCTTAATCTAGACTTAGCCATTTCATGTAAAGTTCTTAAATTAAATTTAGCTACAATATTAGTGTGGATATTAGTAGGCAATATACCTCTAGCATCCTCAGCATTTACTCCTGAGTTTCTTAGCTTTTGATAGTATTCATTTATAGCTTCCATTGCTTTGGTATAATGGTGCTTACCTTGTTCATAGTCTTTTACTTCTTCTGGTATGTAATAACCAAAACCTTGCATATCAACTGTACGTTGAGATTGCTGTGCATAGCTACCTTGTCTTGTGCGTACAAACTGATGAGTAAAGCCACGAGTAACTTCTCTAATGTCAAATACATAATCAACAAACTCCCATGATGATTTTATAGTATTTAGCATATAATCTAGTTCGGCTTGTTTTTTACCTTCTGGCCATTCTTTAATTTTAGCATACGCATCATCTTCATTCATTAACCTAGTATTTTTAGTAAACAATAAAAGATTCTTAGCATCACTAGTGTAATTTATTAATTTAACCTTCATTGTCTAACTCCTCGATTAATTTGTTAGCAAACTGATGAGGAACAGCAATCATAACATAAGCTTCAAAATTAGTACCACCTTGCTTAATATCTAGCTTAACTCTTTTAAATCCTTCTATTCTAATATTGATAGTTTCTACTAAAGCTATTTCTGTATTTTGTGATGAGCCTTGTGATAAGTAATATTTTGATTTGCCTTTAACTTCACTAGCTATCATGTCTGCTGCAGTTCTTTTTGCTGCCATGGTTGCCATGTCTACTGCTAGTTGCTTGTGGATTGATTTACCATAACCACTCACAACAGTACTACCTTCAACTGCTGGTGGATCAATATACCAAACTGGTTCTGGGGGTGAATTAAATTTATAACTACACCCTCCAAAAAATTGTATCACTACTACGAAAATTATCATTCCTAAAAAAAATTGTATGTAATCTTTCATTTTATATTCCTTTCTTACTACTTAAATTAATTAAATAATTATTGCCAATTAAATTGTCGACGACATTTATATCATCAACAACATCATCAAGCAACAACTGCCTCCATGTAGCAAACCTACCCACAGAAAAAATATTATACTTTTGAGTCATGTGTAAGATAAACTCTTTGCGTATAGTATCATCTATTGGTAGTAACTTGCCATACTTCATTTCAGATAAACTTAGCTTATTTAATGTCTTGGGTTGAATGCCAAAGTCTTCCATTAAAAAACTAAATAGTTCTGAAGCCTTCTTGTCTGGTTCTTCTATGTACTCAGCTATAATTATGTTACCAGTTATAGAAACTCTATAGCATTTAGATAACTTGTCTGGATAATAAATTGTTTGATAAATATCCATGGTTGGGTCAGATATCACTCCTCGCTTAGACCATATCTTTTTAAATTTAAAATCAGGCTTTTGTTTCCAATTTACTATGTTCATCATAACTGGCATAGGTATAGTAGATATTATAGGCTCTTCACCAACAGAAGGTAACTTGTAAGGATCTAAAGTCTCATTATATTTAATATCTAATCCATTAGACATTAATTCAATAAAGTTAAAAGGTGCGATGTATCTTATTACTGGATCTAAATTATTTATAGATCTATCATAATATGCTCCTGTTACTTTTTTAGAATACATATTAGATAAAAATATATTAGGCTCAGTAATAATTTTACTATCATACTTTATAGCTTTTCTAACTTTAACTTTCTTGAATGGTATGCCAGTAGCTATAGATACTTTGTCAGATCTAAAACGTAACAATGCATCATGGTTGTTGGGTAATGCATTTTGAGATTCTTTAATGACTGGCTTGTGTCTACGCAACATGTGTGCTGTTAACATACCAGCCATACCTGATCCATAGATAATCATCTTTTAATCCTTACTCTGCCTTTTTCTATGTCCCATGCTAGGTCTTGTCGTCTACCACCTTTAGACACATATTCTTCATATGTTAGCCCTTTATTCTTTATAACTATATTTAAAGAATTATAACCATGACTTTCTTCTCTTCTAGGATTGACTAGCAGATCTGTGGTAATCTTTCTTCCTTTATAAATAGATTTGCGTCCACGAGTTTCATCTCCATTTATTATTCTTTCTGACTTGGGTTTTTTAGAATTAGGCTTTTCTGATTTACGAATTATTCCTTCTTCTCTTAGCTTAGAGAATAGATTCATTAATCGTTCTGCTCCTGTTCTCCTATCAGCAAACCTTCTTACTTTTTTAGTATCTTTTCTATTAGTATAACTGTTGTAAAGTTCCACCATATCATCGCCAGTTATCGTAGCATAATTATCAATTATATCATTTATATTTCTTATTAATATTCCTGACTTGCTGTCGTCTTTAGCTTGAGTAATACTATCAAAACAAGATACAGTGCTAAGCCCATCAGACTTATTATATCTTTTTAAAAATATTTTATAGACTGCCATTGTCTTCTCCTTCCTTAGATATAGTTATTAATTGTTTATCTGTATTGGTTAAAAATTTTTGAACAACGTCCAACATTCTATCTTGTTGAGCCATTACCTTAACAGTGTAATCTATATATTCAAAATAATCTTTTTTTAATAGATCGTATTTTTCTTGGGTTGTTATTTCAGCCATATCAATAGCCTCAATATATTTTTTTACATAATGCATAATTTATTCCTTTCTCAATATTGTTAGTATTATTTAAAATCATTTTAATTACAACATTTATTTTACGTCAGTTAAAATCAAAGTGCTTCAATGTTCTTGGTTGTGTTATGTATAATTTATTTTTAGCCCTAGTTATCGCCACATACCAAACTCGTAACTCTTCATCACTGTGAATATTATCAAAACTTTTTTTGCTCATATCTGTTAATAATAAAACATTATCAGCTTCCCCACCTTTAATTTGATGGATGGTACTAATTATTATTTTAGGTTTATCTTGAAACTTTTCACCATTACGCAAACATGCTCTTAAATATTCTCTATCACTTAATGGGATTAATTTTAAAACTTTAAGCCATGATTGTTGCAGGATGGTTGATGGTAATCCTAAATCATTTACTGTGTAGCTTTCTAAATTTTCTAGCTTATGTTTAATGGGGATAAATTTTAAAACATTTTTAGCTTCACTTATAGATAACTTATTGCCTTTGCGTAGACTTTCCCAAGACATGATAGCTTTACTAACATCTGTATTTAAAGAGCTGTTGTTATGTATCATATAACCTCTGCCTTGTTGTATGGCTACTTGTTTACATCTAGTTAATAAATATTTAGATCTGGCTAATAAAAGCCAGTTACCTTTTAAATTAATTTCTTGTTCATTGGCTATGTATTCTACTGCACCTTTAAATTCTCTTGGTTGCCATTTCTTTTCATATCTATTTTTTATACGTTTTAATATTTTATTTGCTAGGCTGTGAATGGTTGATGGTATTCTATAAGATTGAGGTAAAACTATTTTGTTACCTTTTAATGATAAGAATTTATTTACATCAGCCCCAGCCCATCCAAAAATAGCTTGATCATCGTCACCAGCAATAAAAACTTTTTTAGCATCTTTAGATAATTTTATAGCTAACTTATATTGCAAAGAGGACAAGTCTTGGGCTTCATCAAATATACAAACATCAACAGGTAATGTACCTTTATATTTTTCTAACATGTCTGTAAAGTCATACAAGCCATATTCTTGTTTATACTTTTGAAGAGTTTGTTTGTATTGCTCTACGGCATGATATGTTAAATCAGGAATGTTAGATATTCTAA